GGATTATAGTACTTTCGTACTATTTTTCCAAATTGTCGTCCCCTCTCTTTGAGGATTACTAGAGTTTCCTCTGGTAATGCTGTTTTTTCAGCGGATAACTGTTCACGGTGTTTGGCCAAAGTATCAAGGATAAACTCCTCTGGGACTTCTTTACATAGAACCTTTGATTGTAGTAAGGAAAAGAAAAAATCAATCTTTCCTTTCTTACCCAATCGTTCTATAAGTCGTCTCATAGCTAAGGGAACCAAATTTATATGGTGACCCTCAGGGAGTTCCTCTTGATCCATGACTTCAGAGACATGATAACATAACGAGTTTTTTAAGCATTTTATTATATCCTTCTCATCTTCAACTTTATTTTGCCGAAGTTGAGAATATATGTGACTGAAAATAGCAGTTAAATGATTCTTTCCTTTCAAAGCAAAGAGCTTATTAGCTCTTCTTTGAAGAAAAGGTTCATCACCTAGCTTTTTCATTCTCATTGTTAAATAAAATGCCCAAGATATGCGTAGTGCGTGGGCCAATCTCCTATAATCTTTAAAGATTATGGGGAAAGTTCCACAGATTTTATCGAGGGGTAAATTGTTGTGAACCATAAATAAAAGAGGATTAAAATCCTTCTTTTTACTCATGGTTTTCCAACGTTGTTTTACTTCCTCGCCAGCTGTCATTGCATGTCGTCGAGCAGAATGTCGATCAAATAAGATCGTCTTTCCACTCGGGAGGTTAATTTCCTCCAACGATTCATCAAGATGAATCAATGACAAGACAACTGGGTCTAATCGGACCTCTGCTAAGAAATAAGTTCTTGAAAAGAACTTATCTTCAAAGCATGTCCATTCGTTTATAATGCCTTCCAGACTTTGTAACCCAAAATTTTCCGGGTTACTCGGATAGCCACTCTTTTTCGGGGTGGCTCCCTGTTTGGAATTGTTACAAATCAGATATTTTCAGACACCATGGGGATTGGCCACAATGTCCTAGTTTGAAAAAAGATATATCTAATTGAACTCAATATGAAAATGTTGGGGTAACACTTAAATGAATTCAACCA